ATCAATACCTTGTATTTGACGGGGGGAACATCCCGATGCCTGTCTCCTATGGTGTGGATCTTACGGATGTCCTTGCAGACAGCTCGGGGACCACGGAAGCAGGAACAACGCAGCGGGATGTGATCCGCGAGGGCGTTGTCGAGATCAAGGTGAGCTTCCATGTCTCAAAGAAGTGGCTGATGAAGCTTGCGGCTTACAAAAAGAAGTCCTCGATTCAGGTCACCTATCGGGATCAGGAGACGAACGACACCCTCACGAAGGCAATGTACATCGACGGCTACAATACCAAACTGGTTCATGACACTTCCTACGGCTCGCTGTGGGAGGTGTCTTTTTCGCTGAAGGAATTCTGAGGAGGGCGCCATGTATGCAGTATCTGACGCCTTCCTTGCGGCGATTGGGGAAAAGACAAGGACCTACTACTGGACTGGGTCGATTACGACGACAGCCGGAAAAACCTATGAGATTACAGCGAGGGACATCGTCAAGGGGAGCGGATACATCACCAGGCAGTGCTGTGAGAGCTCTGAGATTACAATCGGCGGTGTGTATGCTGCGGAGGCGGGGATTTCCCTGATCACGGATATCGACCGGTACACCCTTCTTGATGCAGTGATGACTCTGACCTTTCACCTGCTTTTGGCGGATGGGACATACGAGGAAGTCCCAATGGGGACGTTTGTGATCTCCGAGGCCAACCGCACGGTTAAGGTGCTTGAGATCAAGGCCTACGATGTGATGCTGAACTTCGACAGGAGTTTCAGCGCCTTTGGAACGACGGGGGACGCCTATGACTTCATGACCCTGGCATCCACAAACTGCAAGGTTCCCCTTGCCCAGACAAGGGCAGAGATCGAGGCGATGGCAAATGGATCGGTGACCCTCGGGATTGCTTCTGACAATGACATTGATACCTACCGGGACCTCCTCTCGTATGTAGCCCAGGTGCTTGGCGGATTCTTTACGATTACCAGGGATGGGAAGCTGGAACTTAGAAAGTTTGGGACAACGCCGGTCCTTGTGATTGAACAGGATCAGCGCTTTTCCAGCAGCATCTCGGACTTCGTGACGAACTACACCGCGATCAGTTCCACAAATATGAAGACGCAGGTTGCGGAGTACTACGCACTGGAATCCGATACCGGTCTTACGATGAACCTCGGTGTGAATCCTCTGATGCAGCTTGGCACGAAGGATGCGAGAAAGCTCATCTGTGAGAACATCCTGAAGGATGTATCGGACATCAACTATGTGCCGTTTGATACGGACACCATTGGGAATCCCGCTCTTGATCTCGGCGATGTACTGACAATCAAGGGCGGACAGGCAGATGAGAACAAGATCAGTGTCATCACCCAGGTGCAGGTAGCCATTGGTGGAAAACAGACTCTGAAGGGCGTCGGGAAGAACCCGCGTCTTGCCAGAGTCAAGAGCAAGAACGACAAGAATATCTCGGGACTCTTAAACAGCCTTGCGGAAACCAGTGAAGGCGCGAAGTACGTCATCACAAGCTGGACGAACGGGTCGGAGATCGTGCTGAACACGGATGTCGAGGCGCAGCTGGCACACATCTCGTTTGTCTGCTCAGAAAATGCCGAAGCGGCGCAGTTCCTCGCCCAGGTGATCCTGACCGTATCCGGAACCACGCCAGTGTCAAAAAGCGCAGCGGCGGAAGGAACAATCCAGATCCCTGTAACAGTCACAGCCAATGATGGAACGACATCAGAAGGGACAAAGGATGTGACGGTGAGCCTTCCTGTGACGGTAGAGCTCCCGGGAGAGGCAGTCATTACGTTCCGCTTTGTCGTAAACAGCGAGACAGTCGAGCTTCATCAGCCTGTTGAGACCTGGCAGGAAGGGACGCACACGGCTCTTCTATATTGGCCGATCCTGAAGCTAAACGCCAATCAGCAGAACAGCATCGAGCTGTATGCAGCGATCAGCGGAGGTACGGGGACGATTGCCATGCAGGGACTGATCGCAACGGTTGCGGGACAGTCGCTCGCAGGAGCCGGATGGGATGGCACGATCAGCCTTGAGGATTCGATGAAGGCAACAAGCCTGGCTCAGAAGATCCTGCACACAAAGACACTGACCGACACCTGGGTTGGTACAGAAGTAGCGGAAAGCAGTACCGAGAGTGCGGAGAGCGGATCGGAGACCAGCTCATAAGGAGGAGCAGATGAGACTGAAAGGGAAAATGAAGATCGAGCTTCGGAATGCGAAGACCGGAGCGCTGGAGAAGAGAGTCGTCAGGGAAAACATGGCGACGAACGTCTTGAATGATCTCTTCGGCATCAATCCAATGGGCGTTTTCTACAATTTTGCTTCGGAGAGCCCGAAGTTCACCTGGAGTGTCGCAAGCGATTCCGGCTATAAGATGGTGCCAATCTGCCCGAACGCAGTGGGCGGGATCCTTTTGTTTCCCAATGCGCTGGAGGAGAATGCAGCTCTTGTCTATCCTCCGACAGACAATCAGCCCATCGCCTATGCCAGCAATGACGTGAATTCCGGGGAACAGACCGGGAGAGGCAGCATCAGCACGACAGAGGCAAAGGCCATTGAGAACGGCTATCGCTTTGTGTGGGATTTCACGACGACGCAGGGGAACGGAACGATCCGCGCTGCTGCGCTCACATCCTCGGAGGGAGGCGTTGCAGGGTATGGGGATATCGTCGAGCAGCGGCATTCCTTCCGCCACATCTGGCGGTATGACTGCGGAAAAGCAACAGACGATCAGAAGCGGATTCTCCAGAACCTGGTCGAGATCGACTTCGACAAAGAGAAAGCCTACAGCATCGATTACGATGGAACAACCATCACACTCTATACCCTGCGCTGGCCGACCTTCTCGATTGGACTGACGGAGGAGTTTGGAACCGCTGTGGACTTTTCTGTCCTCGAAACGGTGACCTTTACCCCGACGACCTTCCAGTGGCCGAACAAGACATCCTATCAGTATCACTACTTCCTTGACGGGGAGGACGGGTACTGGTACGGCTTTGCCAACAAGGAGAACTCCACCGGAAATGCGACGGTCTACTGGTGCCGGATCAGCAAGGAGGACCATTCCTTCACAGAGGGAAAATGGTCCCTCACACAGACCTATCTTTGCTGCATCGGAGCCCATGAGTACACCTCGACGCCGGCGCTGGGATCCAAGGCGGTGATCCGGAATGGATACCTGTATGTGCTGCGCTATCAGAGGACCGGGGTCTACAAGATCAATCTGTCAAACTCCGCGGATGTGACGCTGATCGATTTCGGCTTCACCTCCGGGAACAAGCCGGTGTTTGCACAGGGTGACCGGGATGCCTTTCTCCTGAAGCACAGAGGTCTCATCATCGGATACAGCTTCCTTCTCACGGAGTCGGATCAGGTGATCCAGACAAAGGGGCAGACGAGGGACTTCATCACTTCCTACGGAACTGAGAGCGCGAGCGTCAGCTCCCAGTTCTTTCCGTACGGAAACGGAGAATTGCTCTTCTATGTGACACAGTCCTACGGCACGGAGTATTTCGGCTGCATCCTGGCAACGCCCTATCTTGCAACGATCAACAACCTGGATTCTGAGATCACGAAGACAGCGAGTCAGACAATGAAGATCACCTATGATCTGACGGAGGAAACGTAAGGAGTCAACTGCTTTTCAAGGAGGTGAAGTGGATGAAGGAGTTTATTGTTCAGTACTGGGTTCAGGAGCTGTTCGCGGTGATCATTGCTCTTTTCACGTGGATGGTGAGGAAAATGGCAAAGCGGCAGAAGGAGGCAGACATTCGCAAGCAGGCGATGATGGCGCTTCTTCATGACAGGCTCTACCGCTCCTGCAGCTATTTTCTGACGCAGGGGTACTGCCCCGTCGATGACAAGGAGAATCTTGAGTGCCTGTTCAAACCCTACAAGGCACTCGGCGGGAATGGGACAGGAGAGGCACTCTATAAGAAGTGCATCGAACTTCCCATTTCAGAGGAAAAGGCAAAGACGGGTAAAATGCGGTGAGAATGCAATCTGCCTGAAATGTCCACAACTGTCCATGCGGCGGATGTGATACGGTAGGATCAGCAAAGAAAAACATGAAAGAACGTGAAGGAGCTTCGCACAGGATCGATATCCTGTACGGGGCTTTTTATATGAAAGGAGAGAAAATGGACTTTGGAATTGCAAGTGTGGCAGCAATCACGGTGATTGCGTATCTTGTCGGTATTGCCTGCAAGGCGGCCGGCTCTGTGAAGGATGAGCTGATCCCGGTGATCTGCGGATGTGTTGGTGCAGTGCTCGGCGTTGCCGGTCTGTATCTCATGCCGGACTTCCCGGCAAAGGATGTCATCAACGCGCTGGCAGTTGGCATCGTATCCGGGCTTGCAGCAACTGGCGTGAACCAGATCTACAAGCAGCTGACGAAGACCAATCAGTGAGAGGAGGCGATCCTCAGATTCCGATTATCCCGCCGCTTTCGGGATGATCGTCAGGCTCTTCCGGTGTAACAGCCGGGAGGGCTTTTCTTGTTGGGAAGGAGAAGATCATGGGTAACTTCAGGGGAATCGATGTCAGTCACTGGCAGGGACATATCGACTGGGCAAAAGTGAAGGCGGCAGGGATCCAGTTTGCCATCATCAAGGCAGGCGGTTCGGACTTGGGCTGCTATACAGATCGCAGATGGGAAGAAAACTACCAGGGTGCCAGAGAAAGCGGCATCGCGGTAGGGGCATATTACTTCTGCGGACCTGCCTGCACAACGGAAGAGGCAGGACAGGCAGATGCAAAGAGATTCCTTGCTCTGCTCAAGGGGAAGAAGTTCGAGTACCCGGTGTTCATGGATGTCGAGGCACAGGCGCCGTATATGAGAGAAGGGACTACCAGGGCGGCTATTGCTTTCTGCGAGGCGCTGAAGAAGGCAGGTTTCTATGTTGGAATCTATGCCTCCACCTATTCCGGCTTACAGGACCGGCTGGATGATTCAAAGTTAACGGCATATGACCATTGGGTAGCCCAGTATGCTCAGAAATGTACATATGCCGGTACATACGGAATCTGGCAGCACTCGTATGCCGGTGAGGTTCCCGGCATCAGCGGCAATGTCGATCTGGATGTCTCGTATAAGGACTATCCCTCTATCATCAAAGCTGGCGGATTCAACGGGTATGCGAAAGAGGGCGCAGCTACATTACCTGCATCAGCGTCTGCTGGTTCGACGAAGAAATCCGTGGATGAGATTGCGAAGGAAGTGCTGGCAGGGAAGTGGGGAAACGGAGCCGTCCGAAAAAGACGGATTACGGCAGCCGGGTATGATTACACTGCGGTGCAGAAGAGAGTGAATGAGCTCGATCACAGGAAACGCAAGGCACAGGCCGTCTATTACACGGTAAGATCCGGCGACACGCTCTCGGAGATCGCCAGCAGGTACAGCACGTCGGTATCTGCAATCCAGAAGTTGAATGCAACCCTCATCAAGAATGTGAATCAGATACAGGTGGGCTGGAAGATCCGGGTGAGATAAAGAAAACTCCGGCAGGTACCTTAAGTGGCAGCTGCCGGAGATTTAGACAGAAAAATAGAGCCCGATCTCTCGACAAGGCCCTTACAAAAGCATTGCTGCTTTTTCTTTGTGATTGAAGTTGATCCGATTGGGAACCAGCTATCAATATATTTCTATGCAAAAAACTAAGCACCGTCGTAACGGTGCTGTACAAAAACCCGAAGGTTTTTTGGTGCTGACTATATGATAGCATATTTCGTATGGGTGTCAATAGATTTTATCAAGTCAGACATCATCAAAATCGGCAGTTTTTGTAGCAGCGGTGTATTCGTCGGGGAACAGATACTGTGCTACTGCCAGAATGAAAGAATATGTTCCGGTTATTAACAGGTTGTTTTTGAAATACTCTTTATGAAGCGGCATTCGTTTCAAAAGCAGTTCCATGCATGAGTTTAAACTTTTATGCCCATTGTTAGATTGCGTTGAAAACTTGTATGCATAAAGCAATGATACAAACTCTAGAACAATTCGATATGAAAGATATTTTCTACGTAAAGAGCCAGTAATCGACGGAATATTACCTACTTGCTTAGATATCAACAAAGACGGTTGAGACTGTCCGTTCGCTATGTTGTTCAGCATGCAATTATTATGTGCACAACCATTACGTAGACTTTTTACGGAACTCAAAATCTGCCTTGGCAGGTGCGTAAGTGTTGATGACTGGTAATAAAATTCGTAAAATCTTATAAATTCGCCAAAGGTTATAAATTCCAGGAATACCCAGACCGGACAATCACTGTAATTGGTTATGGTGGTGGTCTTTTCTTTTGTAACAGGGTTTTCTGTTACAGAAATGCTCATATATTTTTTGATGAGATCTTTGGTATAGGCGGAGGAACTTGTGGCTGCAATTGCTTTTACTATCTTTGGATTGGCATCAAGAAAAGATTTTACGATTGTATATCCATCCTCAGTGGCATCGTTTTCAATATCACGCAATAGAGTTACCTTGAGGTCATGCTCTATGTCAAGGCACATGGCAGAAACGACATGACGAAACTGAAGATCGATGGCAGACAATTCACGGAGGTATTCAAAATCGAGATCGATATACTTTCCTGCTTCAGGGCCTCGCTGATATTTTTGGTAATTCTTGCGATATGAAGCGGTACGAAGATAGTTGTTGGTATTTAGGAGATACGCTTCAGCATCTGCTTCAGAAATTAAATGAAAAGTGATGCCTTTTTCAGCACGCATCATTTCAATCAGCTCATGTGAGCT